AAACGGGCTACGCCATCACAATTGGTAAAGGCGTGTTCATCGGGGCGGGGGCAATAGTTTTAGGTCCGTGTACGATTGGCGATCACGCAGTAATTGGAGCTGGGTCTGTTGTACCGGCGGGCGAGTACGAAGGCGAATGTATATACGCTGGCAACCCAGCTGTGTTTAAGAAACGAATTACCTTCACGGAGTAATCATGGGCACTTCAACGGTATCCGGCCCATTTAGGTCACAAAACGGCTTCCAAGAACTTGTTAATGGCGAATGGGTGCCCGTCGGAGGTGGTGGCGGTGGTGGGGTATCTGCAATAACCGCAGGTTCGGGTATTGCTGTTGATCAATCCACTGGCGCGGTATCTATTACCAACACTGGCGTTACCTCACTAACCACTAGTTCTGGTCTAAGCACAAACACATCCGCAACTGGTGCGGTATCTATTACCAACACTGGCGTTACCTCACTAACCACTAGTTCTGGTCTAAGCACAAACACATCCGCAACTGGCGCGGTATCTATTACCAATACAGGTGTTACCTCACTAACCACTAGTTCTGGTCTAAGCACAAACACATCCGCAACTGGCGCGGTATCTATTACCAATACAGGTGTTACCGGAATTACAACCAACACCGGGTTAAGCACCAATACTTCGGCGACAGGGTTGGTAACAATTACCAATACCGGCGTTACCTCACTAACCACTAGTTCTGGATTAAGCGCTAACACAAATGCAACTGGCGCGGTATCTGTTACCAATACAGGTGTTACATCCGCTGTTGCAGGAACCGGAATTTCTGTTTCTTCTGGCACCGGCGCTGTCACTATCGGTAATACGGGCGTTACGTCTGTTATTGCCGGGTCGGGTATTTCGGTTTCTGGAGCAACTGGAGCGGTAACAATTTCTGCTAGTGGCGGTAGTCAAACGGTTGTTATTCCGCGAACTTCCACAAACAACACCTATTATTTTGATGTTCCTACTCAGATCGGGCAAACGTGGAATTTTGCGTTGGCGTACCCTAACGGTACGTATGGCGGGTTAACTACTATTGCTCCAAACGGGTTTACCTCAGGGGCATCCGGTTATACTTTCATGGGCACAATGCCAAGATATGACGGTGTCAACTCAACTTTTATTAACGCGCAAATGTTTGGTATTACTAACACGAGCATTTATGTTATGGGCTCATTCTTTGCGCAGGGATCTGGCCTCTTTACGTATGTGCAGATAGCTAGAGTAACTTATGTGGGTAAATCCTCTGCAAGTATAGGGGGCATACCTGCTAATTACGATGTGTATCAGATTGACGGTTATCAAATTACGGGGTAAATCATGGGCACTTCAACGGTATCAGGACCGTTCCGGTCACAGAATGGTTTTCAGCAGTTAGTCAACGGCGTCTGGACGCCTGTAGGTGGCGGTAGTGGCGGTATTGCTGCGAGTCTAAGCGGGTCTACGGCTGGAACGTATATTCAATTACCAGCAATTGAAATTGGGCAATCTATTTTGGTTGACTCTAAAGCTGCTGCTTACGATACTAATGTATGGGCGCTTAAATATCCAGAAAACGTACCCGGAGTCGATGTTTGGACATTTTGGGGGAGTACGCTTGGTGTAAGTGGAGCTGAATCTACGTCTACTGCTACGGCTCGACCGTATGAAGATTTAGAAGGAGGCGGTCCTAGCACTTATTGGTTTCTATATTCTTATCGACCGCAAAATTTTATAGTGACAAGGATACCAAATATTCAAATTACCGGGTTTGGCACTATCGCATTATTTATGGTGCAAAACCCGCTTTTTAGGTTGCCCGTTTATTCTCCTTCTGCGGTGGATATTATTTTCCCTGACCCGACACAATTTCCCATATCCTTTCCTTATTAAGGAATAATCATGATGCAGCGTCCCGATCACATCAGCGAAGAGCGGTGGGCTAAGCTTCTTGAGTTCTTTGCCAAGCTTAAAGAACAACGCCAGCCCCAACCCCAACAACCCACGGGTAGCCAGTCATGAAAACTGACGTTAAAGCAGCATCAGTAGCCGCTTCAGGCACTGTGTACGCGGGGCGTACCCGCGTGCGGGGGGTCGTAGTTATGCCTACCACGGGCAGTTCGGCTGCGATTGCCACTTTTTCTAACGGTGCCAATAGCGTAATGACGTTCACCGCTGCGAATGGGGTGCCGTTGTGTGTCACGATCCCTGAGGACGGCGTGCTCTTCTCCACATCTGTAGAGGTCGTATTGACAGACGCTACAGTTACCGTCTTCTACGGATGAACCTTTTTCAGATATTCCTGTGCGATCCGGACAAGCCAGATCGATTTATTGTAGTTAGAGTGACAAAATGGATATCGCCAAAACAATCGGTGCTGTTGCCGCGAGCGTAGCTGCGCTGGGGGGTAGTTACACCTTGGTGGACAAGGTTGGGTGGTTGGAAAGCCCAATTCTTGTCTGGGCGCCGGAGCATTTTAAGATTGAACCCGCTAAGCTAGGGGAGCCGGTCACAGTGACGGTGGCGAGGATCAAGAAGCGCGACGATTGCTCGGTAGAGTCGTTTATCCCAAGCATCCGAGATGGCAAGGGCATGGTGCATGAGGCGGTTCCATCGAACCCCAAGTTCTCCGGCCCAGCCAGTCCAGAGATTGACACCTTTACCTACACATTGAGCGTCAAGTCTGAGATGCAGCCCGGAAAAGCCACCTTGCTTGCAACCATCAAGTACAAGTGCCCGGAAGGGGATAGAACAGTCTCCTACCCAAAACACAAGAACCTTAGTTTTAATCTGGAGGCGAAATGATCACACTACTGACTACCCTTCTGTCATTCCTTGCTGGGGGCTTACCTAAGCTGCTGGGGTTCTTCCAAGACCGTGCAGACAAAGCGCATGAACTGAACCTCGCCCGGATGCAGATCGAGCGGGAGCTTGAACTGCGGAAAGCTGGGTTTGAGGCCCAAGCCAAGGTAGAAGAGATTCGGACGGATCAGCTTCAGATCAACGCCGACGTGTCAATGGCGCAAACCGCTCTACAAGAAAAGCAAGCCCTCTACGCGCACGATATTGCTATTGGGCAAGGCGCAAGCACTTGGGTGGTCAACGCTCGGTCAATGGTCCGCCCTGCGATCACGTATGGCATGTTCGCCCTGCTGTGCTTCATCAACATCTTCGGCGCGGTGTACGCGTGGAAGCTGGGCACTCCGTTTGCGGAAGTAATCGCTACTCTGTGGGACGCTGACACTCAGATTATCTGGGCGTCGGTCATCAGCTTTTGGTTCGGAAGCCAAGCGTTCAGCAAGAAATGAACGCGTTGATCAAGATGCTTAAGCATCATGAGGGAGTACGCTATGTCCCCTATCGTTGCCCTGCTCGTCTGTGGACTGTCGGTGTGGGTCGTGTCATCGATCCTACTCACCTGCGCGTCCCGTTTGATCGACGATTTGAGTTACCTATACCGGCAGGTTGGGATCGACGATTAACAGACGGGGAAGTCGATGCGCTACTTCAAGAAGATCTTCAGCGGTTTCTTCCGGGGGTACTCAGACTATGTTCTGTGGATGCTCTTAGTAACCGCCATCTGGCACTCGCTTCGTTCGCTTTCAATGTTGGGCTAGGTAATCTTCAAGCCAGCACACTGCGGCAAAAGCACAACCGGGTGCTCTCTACCTTGGAGCGGTAAATGGCTAAGTCCCCCGCGTGGCAGCGCAAAGAAGGCAAAAACCCAGAAGGCGGTCTTAATGCCAAAGGTCGCGCTAGCTACAACAAGGCTAACCCCGGCAAGCCCGGACTCAAAGCCCCTCAGCCTGAAGGTGGTTCCCGGCGTGACTCATTCTGCGCCCGCATGAAAGGGATGAAGCGGAAGCTTACTTCGGCTAAAACTGCGAGCGACCCAAACAGTCGGATCAATAAATCACTGCGGGCGTGGAATTGCTGATATGAAAGACGCGGAAGTCGGAAAGACCTTTTTGGATGGCTTGTCGGTCATTACAGTTGTCGGTACGCTTGTTGATATGTTGCCATCTGTCGCCGCTGTGTTTACTATTCTGTGGACAGGCATCCGTATTTGGGAGACCAACACGGTGCAGCGTATGCTAGGGCGTAAAAAAGATGCCGAGCAAGAGCAAAGCTCAACACAATCTGATGGCGATGGTCGCTAATGACCCCGCTGCCGCTAAACGCCTTGGCATCCCTCAGCGGGTTGGCAGGGATTACGTCGAGGCCGATAAAGGCCGCAAATTTGCGCAAGGTGGTGCTATGAAAGAGTCTAAAGCAATGATGGGCAAAGAAGTCGCCTTCATGAAGAAGAAGGGCGCTCCGAAATCGATGGTCAAGCATGAAATGGCCGAGATGGGCGCTATGAAGAAAGGTGGCAGCGTCAAGAAGATGGCTTCTGGCGGGCTGGCTGCTGGGCACAAATCTGCTGACGGTATTGCCAAGAAGGGCAAGACCAAGACGACGCAGGTCAAGATGAAATACGGCGGGGCGTGCTGAGATGGCTACGGCACCTAAAAAACCAGTTCCGGCCCCTACCGATCTTGGCAAGCCGACGGCGGAAGCCGAAGCACGTTCTATGGGAACATACAAAGAGCCTGTGAAGAAAGCTAAGGGCGGCTCGGTCAGTTCCGCTTCTGCTCGCGCGGATGGCTGTGCCCAGCGTGGGAAGACGCGGGGCAAGATGGTGTAAAGGGGAATAGCATGGCACGGAACTTAAAAAATCTTGCGGTGTTGGCGGCGCTTTTGGGGTCCGGCGCAATGGCGTCTCGTGAAAAAACGGATCTCGGCGTTGATTCTGTTACGGATGAAGATCGCTCGGCTTTCAAAGAAGCCTACCCTACTAAGATGAAGAAGGGCGGTTTCGTCTCTGCTTCCCGACGTGCAGACGGCATTGCTAAGCGCGGTAAGACCCGGGGTAAGTTTGTATGATGGCAAGTCGCGGCATGGGGGCCATTAACCCCAGTAAGATGCCCGGCGCTAAGCGCAAGCAGCGCCGCGACGATACTGACTTTACGCAGTACGCCGAAGGTGGATCGGTGGCTAAGAAGTACAAAGAGAAGGGTGGGGGCTACCGAGATTGAAAGCTCCGCAGAAATCGCTCTCTGACTGGACAGCCCAGAAATGGACTACAAAGTCTGGTAAACCGTCATCTAAGACGGGGGAGCGCTATTTGCCGGAGGCAGCGATCAAGTCCCTTAGCCCTGCCGAATACGCGGCAACGACCAAGGCTAAACGCGCCGGTAAAGCCAAAGGCAAGCAGTTCGTAGCGCAGCCCAAAACGATTGCTAAAAAGACAGCGAGTTTTAGAATACGAGCGTGCCGGTATCGAGGTACGGACGGGATACGAGTTTCGGACTGCCCGTCGCTCGTTGAACCTACTGACAATTGAATGGGCCAATCGCGGTATAAACCTCTGGACCATCGAGCAAGGTCAGATCGTCATGAACACGGGGCAGATCACATACCCGATCCCCACCAATACGATTGACCTGCTGGATCATGTGATCCGTACTGGCTCGAACACCTCGCAGATTGACATCAACATCACTCGCGTCTCTGAGTCTACGTACTCCACCTATCCCAACAAGAACGCGACGGGCAGGCCGATTCAGGTCTGGGTCAACCGGCAGACCGGGCAGTCATACACAACGACAAGCTATCTTGCCGCGACAATCGGCCCGACAGACACCACGATCACGCTTAGCAGCACGAGCAATCTCCCGGCAACCGGCTTCATTACCATTGAGAACGAGACGATTCTCTATCAGAACGTGTCGGGCAATCAGCTCCTGAATTGCTTCCGTGGACAGAACGGTACTACGGCTGTGGGGCATACAGCATCGCCTACGCAATTCGTCACGGTGAACTATTTGCCCAGTATCAACGTCTGGCCGTCGCCCAATGCGCCGGGCAACCAATACACGTTTGTCTACTGGCGACTGCGCCGGATGCAGAACGCTGGCGATGGCACTACAGACCAAGACATCCCGTTTCGTTTGATTACTTGTCTGGTAGCGGGGCTGTCCTACTATTTGTCCGTTAAGCGTCCTGACATAGCTCCTGATCGTATCGCTATGTTGAAGGCGGACTACGAACAGCAGTGGGAGCTTGCCTCTACAGAGGACCGCGAAAAGGCGGCTGAACGGTACGTGCCTCGAATGTTGTTTTACTGAGGTGACGTATGCCGTCTAAGTTTGCCTCAGGTAAGTATGCAATTGCGGAATGTGACCGCTGCGGTCAGCGGTACAAGCTGAAGGAGCTTAAGAAGCTCATTATTAAGACCCAGATCGTCAACTTAAAGGTTTGTCCCTCCTGCTGGGATCCAGATCAGCCGCAGTTGTCTCTTGGTCTTTACCCGGTCAATGACCCGCAAGCTGTGCGTGATCCAAGGCCGGATGTGAGCTATCAAGTTTCTGGTACAAACGGGCTGCAAACTAACATCAATGGCGGTCCCGGTATAGATGGAGCAGGTACGTCTGAAGGCGGTAGCAGGATTATTCAGTGGGGCTGGAACCCTGTAGGTGGGGCGCAAGCCTATGATACGGGACTTACGCCAAATAACTTGGTGTTAAGTGTGCAGCTTGGTACAGTAACGGTCGTAACGACCTAAGGAGTCCGTGATGGACAAGAAACAAGTCAAAGCCATTGCCGACACGGAAGTGAAGGTGCATGAGAAGCGTATGCATGGCAAGGCCATGGCTAAAGGTGGGGTTACTTCGTTGGCGATGAAGAAGTACGGACGGAACCTCGCACGTGCGATGAATCAGAAAAAATCTTCGTTCACGTACAAAAAGAGCAAGTAAATGGCTAAGTTCTCACAAAAAGTTATGGGCAAAGAGGTCGGCAACGCCGATGTCTACGCCCCTCCCCACACCATGACCGGGACTTCCGGCGTGGACCTTAGCAACTCGGGCTACGGTGCCAACCACGGCAGTACTGCGCCTCAAGTCAACATGAGTGTTGGCAACATCAACCGCGATGGCTATCCCGGTGTCAAGACTTCTGGCATCGTGGTGCGTGGTACCCGCAATCAGACCAAAGGCAAGATGGCTCGCGGCCCGATGGCGTAATCATGAACTACACTCAGCTTGTTACTGCGATTCAAAGCTATACGGAGAACCAATTCCCGCTGGTTGTGCTTGCGGACGGGTCTACTGTTAGTCCGACTACGCAGATCAACCGCTTAATCCAGCAGGCTGAGCAGCGCATCTACAACTCGGTGCAGTTTCCGTCTTTGCGCAGGAACATGACAGGGGCTACTACGCCTAACAACAAGTACCTCTCTTGCCCAGATGATTTTTTGGCGACGTATTCGCTAGCTGTAGTTGACGCTGCAGGCGAGTATCACTACTTGTTAAACAAAGACGTTAACTTCATTCGTGAGTCGTATCCCAGTCCCAGCACCGTGGGGCTGCCTAAGTACTACGCCCTGTTTGGCCCGACCGTCAATGGTGCCTTCATCACGAATGAGCTGTCGTTTATTCTGGGGCCGACCCCAAATGCCGCCTACATTGTAGAGCTGCATTTTTACTATTACCCAGAGTCGATCACGACCGCGAACACGAGCTGGCTTGGCGACAATTTTGATTCTGTGCTGCTCTACGGGTCTCTGGTCGAGGCATACACCTTCATGAAAGGTGAGCCTGATCTTATTGCGCTGTATGACGGGAAATACAAGGAAGCCCTTGCGCTGGCTAAACGTCTTGGCGACGGCATGGAGCGTCAAGATGCGTACAGATCCGGCCAATACCGACAGGCGGTGACTTAATGGCTTTCACCGGCAACTACACGTGTAACGTATTCAAGTCAGGGCTGTTGACCGGGGTCTACAACTTTAGCGCTGACACGTTGTGGGCAGGTTCTGACGGGAGTTGCGCTGGGGTTCAACAACGGGATTGCGTATCTGTCTTTCAACAATCCTAGCTGGACTGGAGCATTTACTGCTCGTGGTGCGCTAATCTATAATGTGACGGCGTCAGACGCTGCTGTTTGCATTCTTGATTTTGGGAACGACAAGACCTCTGCTAGCACATTCACGGTTCAGTTTCCGTTTGCATCTAGCACCTCTGCCATCATAAGGATTGCCTAATGCTGATCACAACGACCAAAGGCGAAATGGACGAGAGTCTGCTTGTTAAGCGGACGGGGTCCGTCGATAATGACCACGAGTACACGGTGTGGGTTGAATACTGGCATGAGGACGAGCTTGTGCAT